GAAAATACTGCAAATGGGTCTTTTTCGGGAGCTTCGGAAAATGAATCTAATGTGATTGTAATAACTGAATTTTTTGTTATTTCTGCGGGCTTTTGTTCAAATTCACTCGAAAAGCCGCTAAACAAACTGCCAATTATTATAAATGGCAACGATATTAAAAACAAAATGATGATTATCAATATTGTTGGCAATATCCAATTACGTTTACGTTTTGCCATTGGAATATATGGCTGTGGTGATTGAAATTGAGGATTAAACTGGTCTGACATAAATTACCTTTATTTAAATATTATTTCATTATTTACTTTTTAATTCCTCCCCCTTTGTCCCCCTCAAAGAGGGGGATTTTATTTTTATTTCCCCTCTTTGAGGGGGATTTAGGGGGAGGTTCTAATTAAAACATCCTCTTTCAACTCCCCCTCTCCAGAATGTAGAGAGGATGTGAGGACTTTTATATTATATTATTCTTTTAATTCCTCCCCAATATATTCCCCCTCCGTGAGGGGGATTAAGGGGGAGGTTCTAATTAAAACATCCTCTTTCTTTCCACCTCTCCATTTATGGATCACCGACAAGTCGGGACAGGAAGGGGGCAGGGGGTGAGGACTTTTTTCAAATTCTCATATTTTATATATTGTCAATACGATATTGTTGATAATTTCGTTTCAAAATTGATTACTTTTTATTTGATTGGTTTTGCTTTAATTTTGTTAGATAGAAAATTTATTGAATAAAAATTGCATAAACGAATCTAAATGCTAAATGAAATTGAACAATTTACAATTAATAAAACCACTCCAAGCAGATTAGCAGAAACAATTAGCCATAATTTCTGGAAAAATGCCAGGCATTTAGAGTTTATTGAATCGAAATTGCTTGCAACAATTACCACACCAAGCAAAAACTTGATTGTGAATATGCCACCTCGCCACGGCAAAAGCGAGTTCCTATCTGTGTATTTTCCACTCTGGTATTTGGCAAATTATCCAGATAAGCGAATAATTATCACTTCCTACCAAGCATCTGTAGCCGAATCTTGGAGCCGTAGAATTCGCGATATGATAATTGAATATCCGCAGGAATTGGGGATTGAATTGAACAAAAATCATCGAAAAGCATCTTCATTTGGAATTCTAAATCACCGTGGTGGTTTAATTGCAACTGGTGCGGGCGGTGCTTTGACGGGTAAAGGTGGCGATATTCTGCTGATTGACGACCCGATTAAGAATGATGAAGAGGCAAATTCAAATGTGATACGCGATAAGGTCTGGGATTGGTTTCTGGCAACCGCACTCACTCGATTAGAGCCCGCTGGGAATACGATAATTGTTATGACTCGCTGGCACGAAGATGATTTAGTTGGGCGAATTTTCAGTCAGTTTTCGGGTGAAATTTTGCAAAATTGGGAACAAATTTCGCTCCCAGCTATTGCTATTGAAAATGATCCAATAGGCAGAGCAGTTGGCGAGCCACTTTGGGCAGAACGATTTGATGTAGATTTGCTGCGGGAAAGGCAACAAACTATTGGAAATTATTGGTTTTCTGCGCTTTATCAACAGCAACCAATTCCACAAGGAACTTCAATATTCCGCCGTCAGAACTTCCGCTATTATGACGAGAAGGAAAATTATTATATTTTTAAGGATAATAATAATCATAGATTTATTCAAAAAGATGACTTGACAATAATGGCAACTTGTGATTTGGCTATTTCAACAAGCGAAACAGCAGATTATACCGTTGTGTTGGTATTTGCTAAAAATTTTGAGAATGACATATTAATTTTAGATATAATCCGAGAGCGGTTCGAAACTACACATCATTTCAATTTGCTTAAAAGTATTTACGATAAGCACCACCCAGTAATAATTGGAATAGAAAATGTGCAATATCAGAAATCACTGATTCAAAGGTTGCTCCAAGCAGGCTTGCCAATTAAATCGCTTCGTCCCGATAAAGATAAGATTTCGCGAGCATTGGCTATTGCTTCTATCCAAGAAGCGGGCAAAATATATTTCCCCCGAAATGCCNANTTCACAAATGAATTTGAACGCGAACTGCTAAATTTCCCAAAATCAAAGCATGACGACCAAGTAGATGCATTCGCCTATATCGTGCAAATGCTCCACACTACCAGCGGAATGCTACCAATAAGGTAGTTTTCAAATACACTTATACGCTTTCTTTTCTAATTTATTTACTTTTTGTTTGGGTGGATTGGCGATAATTTTGTTTTAAATAAATTTTGTTTAACTAAAAAAGTATTCTTATGTGGATTGAAGTATTTAAAACAGGCACACACACAAGTTCTAATGGAAATTCCATCAATTATACTACCGAGGATTTGCAGAAAATTGCAAATAATTACAATCAAAGGATCCAACTTGAACCTACAAGTAAAGCTCCGCTTGTAAAAGGTCATCCAGCAAGCAATTCTCCTGCTTATGGTTGGATAGATCAATTAGCTCGGCGAGGCGATTACCTATTGGCAAAAGTAAAGGACTTAACTTCGGATATTATCAACGACATCAAAGACAAGAAATTTCAAAAAGTTTCTATCTCGCTTACTAATGATTTAAATTTACGACATATTGGCTTGCTTGGAGCGGCTGTTCCTGCGGTAGATGGATTAAAACCAATTGAATTTACTATGAATTTGGGAAATACTGAATTATTTAACGATATTGAAATAAACAATGAATCAACAGCAAATCAAGAATCAGAAAATATCTCTTACAATTACAGCGAATTGATTGATCAAAATGAATTTATGAAAAATCAAATTCGAGAATATCAGAAAGTTATTCAACAAAAAGAATTTGAAGAATTTACAACAAATCTAATTAAAAATAATTGTATTTCACAAAATTATTCAAAAAATACGATAGAATTATTGCAATTATTTTCAGAAATTGACTTGGTAACTTCCAATAAATTTGATGCATTAAGTAAAGTAAAGAATTATTTAAGTAAATTAAATTCAACAAGTTTGAAAAATGAATTTGCCAAATCTACTGATGCTTTAACTTTTGACAAATCAGAATATTCATTTGCAATGGGCAATAATCGCCAAAAACTTCACAATCAAGTGATAAATTATATGAATGAAAATGAGAATCTTACTTACGAGCAAGCACTAAAATCAATTTTACAATAATTATACAAATTTAAATTAGGAGAAAAAATGAGTAGCAGATTAGATAGTTTGCGTGTAGTCGACCCGATATTAACAAATTTGGCTTTGGGTTATTCGCCCGATTATTTGATAGGAAATAAGCTGTTTCCTACCGTAAAAGTTTCATCACAAAAAGGAAGAATTCCCAAATTCGGCAAGGATTCATTTGTGCTTCGCAATAGTAGTCGTGCTATCCGAAGCAATTCCAACCGAATTCCATCAATGGAATTTGAAAGCGTAGAGTTCAATCTTCAAGAACGCGACTTGGAAGTAGCAATGGACTATTTGGAAGAATTGGAAACTTATGATTTATTGCAATATGAAGGTAAAATGATGCAAGACTTATTGAATATATTGACATTGGAAAAAGAAAAAACAATTGCAGATTATGTACAAAATCCTTCAAACTTTGCAAGCGATATGAAATTAGCAATGACGGATGGCGACAATTATGCAAGTGGTTCACAGAGTCCATTAACAACAATTCACTATGCAATAGAACAAGTACGCTCCAAAATATCCAGAAAACCCAATATAATGATAATTGGTGCAAGTGCTTATAAAACGATAATATCGCATTCTGACTTTACTTATACATTAAACAATGTGGGCAAGACTTGGGCTGATATGTCTTACTTAAAGGAAATTTTTAATATTGATAATATTGTAATTGGTAATAGTGTTTATTCTGATGATGGCTCTACATTCCAAGATATTTGGAAGGATAATGTTTTGCTTGCCTATGTTGACGATTCCGAAAAGAAATCTCAATACAATCCAAGTTATGGTTATATTTTACAGAAAGATGGATTGCCTGAAATCGATACTTACTACGAAAACGGCGGGAAAGTTAAGATAATTCGTGCTACAGATAATTGGACAATGAAAGTAGTAGCACCCGAAGCCGCTTATTTAATTCATAATACAAATTAATTTATTAAAGGAGAAATAATATGATACCAACATTAGCATACCAACCTGTTATGAGGTTGTCTATTACAGCAAATGCAGATATTCCTGCATTCAAATTTGTTGATTTCAACGGGAATTTATGCATCAACACAAGCAAATCCTTGGGCGTTAGCGACTTTGCAGCATTGTCGGGCGATTTAACTTCAATCATCACAATTGGGACAGCAATTTTGCAAACAAGTGAAGCAATCGCACGAGGAGCAACAGTGGCATCGGATGCGACAGGAAATGCAAAGAATTGGGTTACAGGCGATGAAGTGCAAGGAATTGCAGTTACAGCAAGCGAAGGAAATTATGTAGTAGTGTTATTAAAACATTAATTATTAAATCATAGAGTGATAATTTATAATAAATGGGAACATAGAGGTTGTCTAATAAGTTGTTTTTTTTGGAAAATATTAAATAAAAACATTTTAAAACCTTATTTAACCTAATAACCTTAGTAGAAAAAAAATGAACCAAACTAAACCAATAACCTTATTTCTGATTTTCCAAATTAAATAAGGTTATAAGGTTTGGTGGGTCAAAATGGAAAAATATTTCTACTAAGGTTAATAATGAAAATAAGGTTTTTGATTAGATATAATTCACTCAAGCAATATCTTGATTGATGGTGATTGTTCTGTAAAATCTTAATTATGAGACAGCCTCAGGAACTTCATTTTCTTTCTCACGAATGAATTCGTGAGAAATGGTTATGTTTGTTTCAACAACAATTTAAATTCAATAAAAAAAGGAAAATAAAATGTTAGAAAATATCAAAAATTTTATTATGCGGAATGGACTTTGGCTAATTCTTGGAGCGATTGCTTACTTCTTGCTTAAGCCGCAATTGCCCGAAATCCGCACACTTTTATTCATCAGTTTAATCGAAGTATTGGCGATTGGACTTGCAGGATTAGCAAATTTCATATTTACCAAAGTTGATTTTATCAAAGCAAATTCATTTATAACTGCTGGAGCAATTTTTGTCGGTGTTCACTTTCTGGTTGGATTTGGTGTGATGGGACTTTATTTTGCAATGTAAATGAGGAATTATAATGAAAATCAAAAGAATATTTGAGTTCTTTTTGCT